ATGCCTTGCTTACCTTCATCCCATGCAAGATGTTGGAAGAAACTGTCACAACCTATCCATATACGACACTCTTTTAATAGCTTTCTAAGCTCTGATATCGGTAGATTCTTACGAAAGTCATCAACAAGCTGTTCTTCACCTTCAACACCTACTTGGATAATAGGTTCATCAATCAGTGCTATTAGCTCTTTCCAATAAGCATAGTTCTTAGGGTTTTCTTTACCGCAAATAAGCTTCTTAGCGTAGGGAGAGATGATAATCATAGATACAGCTTCCTATACGCATTCTCTAAGCTATCAGTCCACTTCCACTGATCCATTTTCTTATAGATGTTCCATTGGTCAATATCACCAAATAAATGCTGTGCTTCTGCAATAGACTTTCCTGGAACTACTTCAGGATAACAAGAGAATACAACAGGGTTCTTGATAGAAGGCAGAATCTTGCTGAACACAATATGATCACCCAATCCACAATTCAATACGACAATATTCTTATCCCTAAAGCTAAGTACATTTCTGAAGATTTGCTCATCGTGGTGATACATTTCTTCTTTGGTTTCACTACGAATACCACCTTCAGGGTTCTTCATATGCCATGTAATAGCATCAGGCACTGCCAAAATGTAGTAGAACTTTTGGTATAAGCCATAGGTGAACAATGTCTCTTCTCTATGCGCTACTCTTGATAGTCCTAGATTGAAGTCGTGTATACCTGCCCTATACAGGAAAGAACAATGCAAATGCTCTATATAACGAGGCTTCTCAATGATTCCCCACTGTATGTTAGGTTCGCTATCAATCTTGTCTATAAAGCCTGTAGAAGCGATTGTAGAGGGTATGTAGGGTGGTGTTAAGATAGAACCACCCACAGCACCTACACTTGGATCAATATGCTTATATAAATTCTCTAAGACATTAGGTTCAGGGATGGCATCATCATCTACACGCCAAACCCATTCATAACCCATAGAGTTTGCCATCTGATGGATATGGTGCTGACCTTTTTTACCTGCATATAACCATTCCCAAGCGATGCCTTTGATATCCATCATCTTGAAGAAGTAGCTATAAATCATCTCAGTCCGCATGTCTTTCGGTTCATCATTGTCATCAAATATCACCAGTTTATCTACTGGCTTTGTTTGATTAATGATGGCGTTTAAGACTAACGGAAGAGTGGTAAAGTATCTGCCTCTTGTCGCTACTGAGCAGAGAACTTTGCTCATTATCTACTCCATATTTCTTGAGTAAATGGAATATCACGATAGTTAATTCTATTACCGTTTTCGTCTATTCCATCCCAACATCCAATCTGTTTATGGTCAATCATTCTGTAACCAAGCTCAAATAGCTTATCTTGTATCAGTTCTACACCTTTGTAGATAGGATGCATATCACCATGAATCTCAATAGCGATTGTCGTAATACGCTTCATTTCTTCAGGATCCGCATTCATGAGAACATCATATTCTCCACCTTCGCAGTCCATCTTCATAAAGATATCATTACTATCTGTTAGCGCTAGTAAGTCAGTAAGCGTGATAGTTTCAATTTGCTCATACGTATCATTTTCACTTTGTTTGTATACGCTGTTGTGTCCTGACTTCTCAAGTAAAGACATATGTACAAACTCACCTGATACATTAGAAGCTACATTCTGTTTAAGGATGATGTTACTCACATCAGCAGTCTGCATATTGGCTTTGAATACACGTATCGTGCTTGATACAGGTTCTACAGCAATCACTTTACTAGCACCTAATTTAGATGCAAAGATTGAGAATGTACCCATGTTTGCACCAATATCAATGACATCTCTGTCTTTCAAGTTACGTGAGTTGATATCGTAAATATTGCCACGAATGACTTCATCATATAGTTCTGAAGCTTCAGTACCATTGTTACATAGCCACTGTAGCGACTTCTTGATACCATCATCAATATTGGCATAGTACCAATCTAAGTTGTACTTCTTAGCAAGGCGTAGTGAGTTATCTTGGAATATTACATCCCATCCTTGTACTAAGTTAGTATCATGGACTGTACCTTCACCCTTATGGTAGATAGGATAAGCACCTGCATAAAATTGTGTAGCCCAATGCTTTTCACAGACTTCGCAGACTTCAAATCCTGCTTCTTCAGCTTCTATGCTGAATTCTGTATCTTCACCACCACCAACACCATAGTCTTCATTAAGTAGACCGATAGCATCAAAGACTTTGCGATGAATCATCACGCAAAAGAAGATAGCAAAGTAGTGATTTGCAGGTTCTGAGAAGCCTCTGATAACGCATGTAATACCGCACTTCTCATTAAAGTAGAAGGGATTATCTAACATGTCTATCCATTGGTTTGGAGCTTGTTCTAGCAAGACTGTATCGTTGTTAAGCAAGATAATTTTATCTGCTGTAGCAACCTTGATACCTTCATTGGTAGCTTTAGAATAGCCTAGAGGGGCATCATTCCAAACTACAATAAGGTTAGGGATGAGAGTACCTAAATAGGCTAAGTACTCTCTAGTATTATCTACACAACCATTAGCAGAAACAACCAACTCTACGTTGGTCATGTCTGTGTACTTTATGATTGAATCTATACATGGTTTTAAATACTTCTCACAATGGTTGTAAGTCGGTATCACAACACTATATTTCATAGACTGCATCACTACTCCTAGTTAGTTTAAGTTTTTCTTTATCTCATCCACTTGGTCAGCTAATTCTTTAATAGCTTCAATTATAAGAGCAGATAATTTTTCATAACGAACTGTCCAATATTGTTCGTCAATTGGTGCAGGAACAACGACTTCAGGCAATATTGCTTGAACTTGTTGGGCTGATACACCAACTTCTCTAATGACATCATAACCTAATGCTTGTGCAGTTTCATTAGCTTCATAATAGAAACCATTCAAAGTACGCAATTTTTCAAGTGCATTCTCAATGTTTCCTAGATTGGTTTTCAATCTATCATCAGAATAGTATGCAGTAATGTTATTAGTAGCACGTATTTCACCTGCTGTACCTGAACCTGCTGTTCCTACTCCAACAGAGTTGAACTGTGAATTTTGAGTAGTGCTTGTGAAGGTAGCCGCAGAACCTGAGACTGAACCTGTAATTGCCGCAGTAACTGTTAATCCACTCAACGTACCAACTGAAGTAATCGCTGTCTGTGCCGCTCCTGTTACAGTTGCCGCAGTACCACTCACTGAACCTGTGATAGTACTAGCAAATGTCCATACACCTGCGGTACTGATGGTTGCATTATCTGTTGTACTACCGTTATGTACAAAGTGGACTGCATTAGAAGTAGTTGTACCAATTGCCAAGTCACCTGTCGTAGCAGTCAAGAACACCATGTTAGGTTGACTAAATGCACCTGAGCCAGTAAATCCACTACCGTTAATACCAAAGTCACCAAAAATAGTAGAAGCTGTACCTGTATTGCTTGATACTATATAGTCAGCAGAAGCTAATGTACCTGTACTTGTATTCTCTAAAATCATCTGAGCATAAGAATTTACTGAGGTAGTAAAGTTAGCAAAGATATTCGTATCTGAGTAACTTAAAGTTCCGTAAGTAAATGCACCAATGTTAGAAGAAGTAGTAATCGGGCCACTAGCCGCATGATATGGTGCAACTAAGTTACCTGTTGAGGCTGTGTAATAAACAGGATTGGTGCTACTACCATAAGCTGTTTGATTAGATCCAAGCGCAGGAACACCCACCAAATAGTAGTTAGTTGCCGCAGTAGTATTAGTCGCATTAATGAGCGTAGAAGGCCCTGCAATACCACTGTAGCCACTATATCCACTATATCCTGAAGTTCCGTTAGTACCATTTGTACCTGAAATTCCTGAGAAGCCTGAAGTACCATTCGTACCATTTGTACCGTTAGTACCTGAGAAACCTGAGAATCCTGAAGTTCCGTTAGTACCATTGGATCCTGAAAAACCTGAAATACCGCTACCTGAGTAACCTGATATACCTGAACCACTAAAGCCTGAAATACCTGAAATACCTGATATTCCTGAAAAGCCTGATATACCTGAGTACCCACTGAAACCAGACTCGCCTGAATAACCACTAAATCCTGAGATTCCTGAATATCCTGAAATACCAGTAGCACCACCTGCAATCGTAGTTTGAATGTACGATGCTTGAGAATTACCTTCAGTTTGGATAGTGACTTGTGGGTTAGTACCTGAAATACGTGATACCCACCATTTAAAGATAAGTCTATCGTTAGATGCAAGTGAATATGAAACAGCATCAGATAAGGTAGTAATTACTAAATCAACTGTTGTATTAAAAAATACAGGACTTGTACCTGTGCGTAAGAATTTTTCCTTAGTAGTGATAGTGTCTGTAATGGTAGTAGAACTTGCAAAAGTATTTGTAGGAATCACTGTGATTACTAAAGCAGTGACAGAGAAGATAG